CAGCTACTATCATCATAGCCATCCCAGTTTTTGACCACCAAAAGCAAGGCATTATAGGTTTGCGGAATTGAGCTAAGAACTACCTCAGTTCCGGTTAACGTTGTCGTGCTGATAAGAGTCATACCGCCGCCGCCTGAATCTGCCCAAGCAACTTCTCCGGCAACAACACTAAGAACCTGATCATCTGTGCCTACGCCTAAGCGAGTAACCGAACTAGCGCCGTCTGCCACTATTAGGTCTTGTGCTGTTGTTACTGTGCTTGAAGGTATTACCGCAGAAGTGTCTAAGTTTAGAGTGACATCTCCGCTAGTGCCGCCTCCTGTTAGCCCTGTGCCTGCTGTTACCGCTGTAATGTCACCGGGGTTTGAAATGCTAACAAAAGCCGAGCCGTTCCAAGTCTCATAGGCGCTAGTGTCTACTAGGTAAGTAAGCATTCCCTGAACCGGGCTAGGGATTGCAGTAGTTCTAGCTGCTGCATCTGCGAAAACTATAACGCTCTGATTCATTAGAAAATTATTGAGATCGCTTGCCGGAAGTGGGAATCCGTTAGCGAATGTCTTGTATGCCATTTATGCCTCTTTCCATAGTTCTAGTGTAGTAAACCAATTGTCTGCTGTCACGAAGTGGCTCACCCTTGAGACAGAATAGTAAGTGTCTATGTTCATGTCGCTAGTCTCATACTTCACGCCTATAAGCTCCCCGGGTAAAATCTCTGCTGCGTGTGTAAGATTGCCGGAGCGGTCTAATGCTGGAGTCTCCACGCTCTTTACAAGTCTAGTAGGGGACTGAGTAAACACTCTGTCTGCCCAGATATTTAGTTCGTCTATGTCTGTTGTATTTATCTGAACATCAAGCGCGGAAACATCGTAAAGGTCTATTGAGTCCGGGTCTGTTCTTAGAACATAGGTTGCATCGTCGCTCTTTAGTGCAACCCGGAGCGAGTTATAGACATCGTCATAATCGGCGTTTACTGTTAGGTCATTCATACATAGGTGAAATTCATCTTCATGCGAGTTCCCAACAGTATAAGTACCGTCTGGTATTGCTCCGATTGCAGGTCTAGGTATGAATACAAATTCTTCGGTCGCTGGATCTATCCAAAAGAACCCTAGCCCGACTTGTATGGCATCTGTCATTATTACGTTCGGTATAACATCTGTAAGTAATACGCTAGGTATCTTGCCTGGACTCTCGGTGCTAAGCGCATTCATGCTAGTTCCAAAGCCCTCTGCAACCTTCTCTATAACCTCGTAGGGGGAAGCGTAACCCTCTGGGAAGTCTGTAGTTGTGTCGAACTCTGCAAGTCTTGTATTGACTACCTGCCTAAAGCTATCGAGTGCAGTTATGTTTATTAGGTTGAGTCCGTCTATCGTGTAAGAAACATCTAGAGTGTCTATGTAGCCTCTATAGATCACAAAGTCTAGTTCGCCTCTGTTTAGCCTGACCCTCACCGGAGTGCCTGGTCTAATTGTCCTGTTGTTTGTAGGATCGTAGGTGTATGACTGTAGCTGTATCTGAGCGCTAGAGGGCGTAGCTATAAAGTAGGTCATGTTCTCGACCTGTCCACCTAAAGCAGTTACAACTCTAGAGGTCTCGCAGTTAAGGTCTTGCCAGTCGAAGGCATATTCCCCCTCCGCTAGAACATCTGTGCCACCGATTTCACTAACTCCGATAATAAACCAACCTGCCCCGGCAAGAACGTTAGTGCCTCCTATGTCTGACACTCCTATAATGAAAAGATTGTCCGCGTCATTAGGTATGTAGAACTCAACCTTGAGGTCTGTCGCTATGTCGAAGTCGGTTAGAAGGCTCATCGAAGTAGGCTAGTCCCTCCCTGTGAGCGTAACTTGGCGTTAATGTCATCTATTAGATCCTGAGCGTTTACCTTTGCCCGGTTGATGTTTACGGTTATTGGCGCGCCGAATTGGTTGAATCTCTGATTAGGTGCTGAGTTTCCTAGTCGTGATTCGTTTCCTTTACCTGATGTAATATCTGGAGCAAACTTGATGGCATCTGCCGCCGCCTGTGCAGTATTACCTGCGCCAGCTATTCTTTTTATTCCTTCTATGTTTGTGCCAAAGTTGTTAACGCCTGCCTCGGTGCGAAATGCCATTTCTAAACCTGCAAAAACTTCCTGCGTAAATACACTTAGGTGAGTAAGCATTTTGATAGTGCTAATTACGCTGTCACCTATCCACTTGAACACCTGCTGCGAAGTAATGTCATTAGAGGCTATTCCAAAAGTCTGTGCAAATTTGCTCATAGCATCGCCTGTAGCGCTTAGCTGACTTTGCGCCTCACCATTAGGATCTATTAGCGCTTCCCAAAAATCAGTGAATGCCGGGATTACCTGTTCGAGAATAAAGACTTGCATACCCTGCATTATTGGCATGAACTTCTCGCCTATCTCTGCGCGAGTGTCCTCTAGGGTTGCCTTTAGTATTCGCTGCTGATTAGCTAAGCCGTCTGAGGTGTTAGCAAAGTCTCCTGCAACTTTATTTGTCTGCTCCATAAGAGAGCTATAGCGAGCCTGTACTTTCTCGCTCTCTGTCATAGCGCCTACACCATCGAAGATGCCTGTCTCTAGTGCGTGAGCCAAGACTGTAGCCGCGCTTAGGTCTATGCCGTAGTTTCTAAGTGGCTCTGATTGCCCTGCTAGTCCCGATTGAAACTTGCCTAGTGCATCGCCTACCTCTAGGTTGAATACTGAGGCAAAGTCTGCACCGCGCTGAGAGATTTCATCAACCACCTGGACAATGTTTCCGCCTTCTCCGGCGATAGTTCCAGCGAAACTAGAGAACTGAGTAGCTATGCCGAAGAGCTCCGTCTTGCTGAGTCCTAAGCCCCTAGCTGCGTTCTCGCCTAGTTCTAAAATGCCTTCTGCGGCATCTCCGAACGATACATTTACCGCGTTTATACCTTCTGAGAGATCACTGGCAGCATCTATCGCAGGCTTTATCTGTGAGGCTATTGCAGCGCCTAAGCCGATAGCAATACCGGCAGTAACCTTTGCTATGTTCTTGCCTACTTTGGCAAAGTTAGCGCCTAGTTTATCGAAAGAACCTTGAGCGCCTTTGGTAGCCTTAGCGAGATTTTTATACTCTCCCAGTATCTCTACATTTAGGACTAAGCTCATTTGTCTCTCCTGTTTATCTCACTTACAAAAGCCGAATACTCTTTAGTAGTTAGATTCCGGTATTCGCTTGGCTGCATTCCTGTAGCCAGTACGAACCTTGCCATTTTTTTAGCATTATGATCTGCTACTTGTTTTCTTTTGGGTCAGTACCAGCTAGAATCTTTAGCGCCTCTGCCTGTGATACTTTTTCTGTGTCCTCGAACTTGTATCCAGGGTTATCTCTTTTCATGGCTACAAAGTAGAGAACTCGAAGCGCTCTGCCCTTAGGCTGACCGTCTGCAAAAACCTCATCTACGCTCCTGCCAATTAGAAGCTCTATTTCTTCAATTTCGCCTAGTGTCATTTCTTCAAAGTTAATCATCTGTGTCCTTACAGTTTAGTTTTAGCGGTTTCTTGCATGATCAGCTTCTCCATTTGCTTGAAGTAGTTGTCATAGATTTCGCTCCTAGTGTAACCCAGGGCAGTAACAAAGAAGGGCTGAGGTCGTATGTGTCTTTTGAACCAACCCCAATGGATAGGATTAGCGTAGGGTACTGCACTTTTAGAAGTTCTGTTATTGCCTGCTAGGACTGTAATCTTTCCTCTGGCAGTAGCGCCTACTCTAATACTGTCCCTTAGTGCGCCTGTTCTAACCGGGGCTAAGCTGCGAGCCTCAGAAGCAACAAGCTCGCCAGATTCTTTTCCGGCGGCTTTGACAGCATCTTTTGGCACTCCAACTGCTGCTAGAGCTTTGTTTATCTCTCGCAGATTCGTTACCTTTACCCCCGGCTGAACAGCCATGATTAGGCAGTTACTACTGTAACCCCATAGAACTCTGAGCTAGAAGGGTCGTTAGGTGTAGTGACAACCCTAAGGGTAACTGAGAAGGTTGAGGTTTCATTACTGGTTAGGCTTAGCGGTGGGATCTCGTTGAACTTGACCACGCCTGAATAGTGAGGTTCAGAAGTGGTTGCGGTCGCATTACCGTTAGGAGCGATTTCGAAAGTTGCAGTAGTTCCAAAGTTAGCCCACAGAACGCGATAGAGAGAATCTGCATCACCAGAAGTGATACCTTCTAGCGATAGAGCCCA